TGACAAATCATACACCATACCCATGATGAAAAAAGATATGAAAGACAACCCAAAATTTTTAGATTGGGCATTGACCACCGATAAGATTGATAAAAACAGAATGGTAAAGGAAAACATGAAACCATTTGAGGAGTTGTTCTTTGAGGTCGGTGCTGAAATAATGAAAAACATGGATGGGTGGATGGCTGTGAATCCAGCAAAGTCAGTTCAAAACATGAGAAAGAAACTCAAGAAAGCAATCTCGGATGTAAGGGCTGGTGGTGATTTGAAAAAACTAAACAGATTAAAGGTTCAGTTGGATAGGTTGAACGCCATAGGTGGATTTGATGCTATCGTCCCAAGTGAGGGAATTGTATTCAAGTACAATGGAAACACATATAAGTTTACGGGTGCTTTTGCTCCAATCAATCAGATAACAGGTTTGATGTTCTTCTAATGATTTTACTCAAGGATTTAATAAACGAAAGTAGAGCCATGACACCGTTAAAACATGATGAATGGTATCCTGCACACACAAGAGATGCTTTACAATGGACACTAACTCAAAATTATGTTCCTTTGTATCCAAAACAAATAGAAAATTTATTTGGAAAAATACCCGTAAATTCTTTTCATGTTACTAATCCACAAAATATAAAAAGTATAGCGAGTATACTCGGTAAGAAAAAATCAATCTCAACATTTACCAAAGCCAACAAATCATCACAACTCGCAAAGGGTAGAGGTGTTCAGACTGGTAGTGGTGGTGTGATATTTTATGTTGAAGGATTACTATTAGGTCGTAAGGCTGAGGATTTTGACACCGTGCCAGATAGAACAGGTCGTAGATGGGTACAAGGACATCATGTATTTGGCACCGGCTCTCAATTAGTAAGAAATGTAATTAAAAAAGCTGGGTTGCCTGATTATGGTGAGTGGAGAGAAATAGAAGATAAGATTGTAGGTGAAGTTGAAGATGATCCTAAAAACGATGATTTAGGATGGAAAGAACAAGATGCATTGGTTAAGAAAAAATTAGCACCTATTGTTCAAAAACACATCAAGAAATATATCGATACTACAAATGCTCTATTAAAAAAACATAAGGATAGGGTTCAAGCTAGTATGAGAACAAAGAGTACAGAAAACTCTAGTTATTGGAATGAGATATTGATTTACAACACAAAGGTAATAGATTGTTTTGTTTTAAAAAGGGTTTATGATGATTATTATTTTCAAAACGATAGTCGTGATGTTAAATCATATAAGTCAAAATTATTAAAAATAGTGCCAGAGAACAAGATTACAGTTGGGAGTCCAGCACAATTTAGAAAATGGTATACAACAAGAGAAGGTGAGATTACGGTATGAGCAATATAAAAAAGATACAAGACCTGGTAAGTGGTAAATACAAAGAACGTGTATCTATAGGTTATGAGGGTAAGACGACTAATCAACGAAAAGAGGGTGAGGAATGGGTTGATGCCAGAGGTCGTAGGTGGACAATCAAAGATGGTAAGAGAAAACAAATTACAAAAGTACCACCAAGAGGTTTTGACAAATGTAATGGTTGGGAAGGAAGTGATTGTAGAAAACTTATCTTAAAAACAATTGATCAAGAAACCTACAATCGCATGGGTAGATGCAGAATATGTCAGGTAGAATTTGAAGCTGATCTTCATAGAAAAGGTAAATGGGTTGAGTGGAGAGACGAACAAGAAAAGAAAAGATGGGAATCGATATTAGCGGAATATGAACAAGAGATGAGTGAAAGAAAAGAAAATCTTGCTTTAAAATTAGATAAGAAAGTTGCAAATGCTATAGCAAAGGAATCACACCGATGAGTGATTTAAAACAAGCAATTAAACAAAACTATGTCAAGTGTGCTAAAGATCCGTCATACTTTATCAATCAGTATTGTACGATTCAACATCCACAGAGAGGTAAGATAAAGTTTAGATTGTATCCATTTCAATACGATGTGTTGAAGGAATATCAATCTCATGATTATAATGTCATATTAAAATCAAGACAGTTGGGTATATCTACACTAAGTGCTGCATACTCTTTATGGATGATGTTATTTCAAAACGATAAGAATATTTTGGTTATTGCAACATCCAAAGATACTGCAAAAAACTTAATTACGAAAGTTCGTATTATGTATGAAGCTTTACCAGCATGGTTGAAAACTGCTATCGTTGAAAACAACAAACTTTCATTAATATTTAAGAATGGTAGTCAAATTAAAGCTATCGCTTCCAATGAATCAGCTGGTCGTTCAGAAGCTCTATCACTTTTGATTATTGATGAGGCAGCATTTATCGATAAGATTGATACAATATGGACTGCTGCACAACAAACATTAGCTACTGGTGGTCGTTGTTTAGCCATATCAACTCCAAATGGTGTGGGTAATTGGTTTCATAAAACATGGCAGGACGCTGAAAATGGAGTCAATAAATTCAATACAGTAAAACTTCATTGGACATGTCATCCTGAAAGAGATGAGGAATGGAGAGCCGAACAAAATAAAATATTAGGACCATCACAAGCTGCTCAAGAGTGTGATGCTGACTTCTTGAGTTCTGGTCGTTCTGTAGTTGATCCTGCTATCTTGGAGTGGTATAAAGAGAAGATGTGTTGTGAACCAACTGAGAAGAGTGGGTTTGATAGAAACCTATGGATATGGGGATATCCTGATTATTCAAAACAATATTTAATCTGTGCCGATGTTGCAAGAGGAGATGGAACTGATTACAGTGCAGCACAAGTATTCGACTTAGAGGAAATGGAGCAAGTTGCGGAATATAAAGGGCAACTCGGCACAACAGAATTTGGTAACTTTCTTATAGAGTTAGCCACAAAATATAACGATGCCCTATTGGTTGTTGAGAACAACAACATAGGTTGGGCTACATTACAAACAATTATCGATAGAGGGTACGAGAATTTGTTTTATCAAGAGAAAAATCACTTAGTGGTTGATGAGGATAACAAACATACAAATAGATACAGAAGTATTGATAAGAACAAGATACCTGGTTTTACTACGAATTTAAAAACTAAACCTTTGATTGTTGCTAAAATGGAAGAGTACACCAGAGAGAAGATGGTGAAGTTGAAGTCTACAAGGTTAATTGATGAATTGTTTGTATTTATATACAAGAATAGTAAAACCGAAGCTTTAGATGGGTATAATGATGATTTGGTAATGTCTTACTCCATATTGTTATGGATTAGGGATACTGCTATCAGAATACAATCTGAAAGAAATGAATTACAAAGCAGTATGTTAGGTGCAATTGGAACATTAAACGAAAAAACACCTATCATGACAGGAAATAAACCAAAACAAAATCCTTATGAAATCGACATAAACGGCGAAAAAGAGGATCTGAGTTGGTTACTAGGATAATAAATTATGGCAGATAATATTTTTACAAGACTCGGTAGATTATTTCAATCAAATGTTATAATCCGAAAAAGAGATGATAATAAATTAGTAGTTAGAGATTTAGACTATACACAAACTGCTCTTCAATCTAATTTTATCGAAAGATATAATAAGATGATACAGAAGACATATACTAATCCATATAGTTCAGCACAAAATCAAAGAGCTAGTTATGAAATTCGTAAGATGGATTTGTTCAGAGACTATGAATTGATGGATCAAGATCCAATCATCGCTTCAGCTTTGGATATCTATTCAGATGAATCAACAGTTGATAACATAGAGGGTGAGGTTTTACATATAAAAACAGAGAATAATAAGGTTAGAGCAATTCTACATAATTTATATTATGACATTATGAATATTGAGTTCAACCTATGGAGTTGGATACGAAATCTTACAAAGTATGGTGATTTCTATCTTCAGTTAGATATTGTGGATAAGTATGGTGTGGTAAATATAAAACCAATATCATCATATGATATGACCAGATTAGAAGATCATGATCCCAAAAATCCACAATTAATACAATACGAAATATTAAATCGTGGAGAAAAGGAGATAAAAGAAAATTATGAGATAGCACATTTTAGATTGCTATCAGACACAAACTTCCTACCGTATGGTAAAAGTATGTTAGAGGGTGGTAGAAAGATATTCAAACAGTTGACTCTTATGGAAGATGCTATGTTGATACATAGGATAATGAGAGCACCTGAGAAAAGAGTGTTTAAGATTGATGTTGGAAACATACCACCGAGAGAAGTTGAACAGTTTATGCAAAGAATTATACAGAAGATGAAGAAAACGCCAGTTATAGATCAAAAGACTGGTGAGTATAATTTAAAGTATAATGTAGAGAGTGTTACAGAAGATTATTTCTTACCTGTTCGTGGTGGAGATAGTGGAACTGAGATCGATACTTTACCTGGATTAACTAATAATGATGCTGTTGAAGATATCGAATACTTGAGAAACAAACTGATGGCTTCTCTAAGGATACCAAAAGCATTTCTTGGGTATGAAGAGGGTTTGAGTGGTGGTAAGGCTACATTAGCTGCCGAAGATGTTAGATTCTCTCGTACCATTGAAAGATTACAAAAGATTGTTGTTAGTGAATTGATGAAGATAGGTGTGGTTCACTTGTATTCACAAGGATTTGAGTCATCTGATTTGATTGATTTTGATTTAGAATTACAGAATCCATCTATGATTCATGAACAAGAAAAACTTGAACTACTGAATCAACAATTGGATTTAGCTAGAGATGCTTTGGATAATAAAATATTAAGTCGTAAATATATCTATGACCACATATTTGATTTTTCAGATGAGGATAAAAAAGAGATATTTCAAGGTATTGTGCTTGATGCTAAAGATAAATTTAGAATTGAACAGATTGAAACAGAGGGTAATGATCCAGCTACTGAACCACCACCAGACGATGGGGGTGGGGATGAAGAGCCAGATCCTAATGAACAACCTAGAAAGGGTGATTGGGGTGGTAGTGAAAAGAATCCATTTACCAAAGATGAACCACGAGGTGATGATGGGAAGGTACAAAAAAGACATCGTAGCTTTGGTAAAAGGGAGTTTAAAGGTAAATCACCATTGGCAACTAACAAGGCTTCAACATTAGTAGCACATGAAGGAATTTTAGATCAATTAAAAAAGAAATTTGGAAGAAAAACTACAGATTTATTGTCAGAAGACAATATAATAGAAGAGTAAAACTCACCTATTCTAAATTTGGTTATATTTATATATGAATCATAATACACAAAGTGGAATCTCATATGGCAAAATTTAAACACAATAAACTCAAAAACACTGGTATGTTATTTGAGTTTTTATTGAGACAAGTAACTGTGGATGTTTTGAACAAAAAGAAAACATCAAAAGCAGTGCAAATTATCAAAAAAAGATTTAACGAAAACACCGAGGTTGGGAAGGAACTCGGTTTATACAATTTATTATTGAAAAAAAAGTTTGAGGATGATAAAAAAGCTGATTTCTTTTTAGCTGAAATACTTAGACAACGAGGAAAACTAAACAAAACCCATTTAAGCAGAGAAAAATACAATATTATCAAAGAGATAAACCAACATTATGATTCAAAAAACCTTTTTTCTGCTAAATTAGATGACTATAAACAATATGCTTCGATATATAAATTATTCGAAGGTGATAATAAGTTGAGTCCTGATGATAAAACCGATAGTTATTTTATAATAATGGAAAACATCACCACTGTAAACACTCAGAAAAACTCTGATTACCTACCTAAAGACCTCAAGGATAAGGATGTAAGGATACTTTCATATAAAATATTGCTTGAAAAGTTCAATGAAAAGTATACCAAGCTTACTGCTAATCAAAAATTAGTATTGAAAGAATACATTAATAGTATATCAAACTCTAATGAGTTCAACAAGTTTGTAAACTCTAAACTACCAACTCTAAAAAAATCACTGAAATCTAGAGTAAAGAAAGTGAAGAATGAGGTATTGAAGATCAAACTTACAGAAGCTATTAATTGTGTTGACAAATTTTGTTTGAATGAGTCTAAGACAACCCAAGATGATTCAGTTGTCCAATTGTTGAGATACTATGAACTCGATAAAGAACTCAGAAAAATTCAATAATTTAGTAAAAGAGTTAGCCAGTAGGCTATATCGCAGAAAGTTAAAAGAGATTACCACTACTGCGAGTATAGACACTTATCAAACTCCATATGCTTTTAGTAAAAAGGGTATGAAGAAGAAGAGAAAGAAGAACATTGAGAAACAAACTGGCTATAAGTTTGTTGATGAGGCATTAGAAAAAAAAGATATTGAACAAATTAGGAAACAAATTAGACAAGAAGTAGCTGATATCTTATTTGATATTTGGATAAAACGATCTTCTTGGAAAGGAAAATAAAATGTATAAAGCAGATCCAAATGATCCAACAAAATCAGTACCAAAACAATTGGTTTTCGACAATGCTAGTGGTATACCTGTATTTGCTACTGATGCTTTAGCACAAGTTCCTAATCCAGCAGTAGGAACAATAACTTTTAGTCAACAAAGTAATAAGATTTTTATTTACAACGGAACAGCTTGGGTAAAAACTGCTGCGTTATCATAATATAGGATAATAAAATGAGTAAACAATTATTAGTAGATGTTAGACCATTTGAGATATCTAGACAACAGATAGATGAGTCTATAAAAGAAAACAATGGTAGGTTGGTTGTAAAGGGAGTACTACAACGAGCCGCCGCTAAAAATCAAAATGGTAGGATATATCCAAGAGAAGTATTGGTAAGGGAAGCAAAGAAATACGAGGATGTAAATGTAAGGGAAAGAAGAGCTCTTGGTGAGTTAGATCATCCTGAATCTTCTGTAGTAAACCTAAACAATGCTTCACATAATGTATTAGAGATGCATTGGGATAACGATGATCTACTTGGAACAGTTGAGGTGTTGAGTACACCAGCTGGTAATATTTTGAAAGAATTATTTAGATCAGGTATCAAACTTGGTATCAGTTCTCGTGGATTGGGTTCGGTAGAACCAGTGAACGAGGCAGAGGGTGAGGATGGTACAGTAGAAGTTCAAGATGACTTTGAGTTGATAGCATTTGACTTCGTGTCAAATCCGTCCACACATGGTGCTTTTATGAGACCTGTAAATGAGTCAGTGGGACATAGTTCACCTGAGAGTAATCTAGAGAAGATTGTCAACGACATAATGAGGGGATAGGATGCCTTCTGTTTCCAAGAAACAACAGAAGTTCATGGGAATAGTAAGGGCAATCCAAAAGGGTGAAGCCGATCCCTCTGATTTTAACAAGGACGCACAAGATGCGGCGAAGAAAATGAAAAAAAGTAGTGTTAAGAAATATGCCAAAACAAAACATAAGGGTTTGCCTAATAAGAAAGTAAATGAAGGAAGGGTTCTTCACTTTACAAAAATTCAAGATAAGACATTAGAGAAACACCTTAAAGTAATTGCTAAAAAAGTTGGAGCTACAGTGTCTAAAATTTCAGGTGGGTTCAAGGTTGATGCTGATAATGATGGAAGAAAATTAGCTCAGGTGGTTGATTATATATTTGATAAATCACTCAAAAAAGGTTTGACATCAGGTGGTGGAATGTCCAGAGTTCAAGTAGTAAATGAATCCAATGGCTCTAAAAGAGATTACAAAGCAGAGTATAAGAAATTTCAATCATCACCAAAGGCTAAGAAATACAGAGCCGAGTTGAACAAATACAACAGACAAAAAGGAACTTATGGGAATGGAGATGGTAAAGATGCTTCTCACAAAGGGGGAAAGATAGTTGGATTTGAAAAGGAATCAACCAACAGAGGACGAGCTGAAAAGAGTCGTTTGAAGAAAGAGATAAATGATTATGTGGGATCGATTGTAGATGAGGTAGTGATTAATGAATTGAGTTCAAATGGTGAGTATGTCGAAGATAATGCTAGGATGATGGCAAAAGATTATAAACGCTCTGATCGAAAACTCTCCAAGGCATATGATCATATAGCTGATAGGGTAAACCAAAGTTTTCCAGGTACAACTAAAATTACCAAAAGGGATTTAGAGGATATTGTATTTAATGAACCTTTTAATCGTAAAGTTCTTAGACCTATCAAAAGACATA